CTGTTTTCCTTTTATAGAGTCTTTTATTTTATTACTTTCTACACCATTTCCAAAAGTGTAACAATTAAAAAACCCTGTGTTCACTATAGCAGATTTATTAATGACGCCAAATGAATCTTTAGATTGGTTTTGAACATTACCTAAGTGTAAGTCTCCATTTATATCAAAAGACTCATTGTTTTCATACCACACATCTGGCAATGCTTCTTCTGGTTGTGTTTCAAACACATAAGTAGAGTCCGCTCTAAACACTGTAAAGTTTACTTCAACATTGGATTTTCTATGAGACCTGTTAGACCCTCCGTTATAACATGAACTTGACCCTGATACTAACAAATAAATTAAATTATTACCACTTGGGTCTTGAGTGCTTGTATCTTCATATAACCTGTAATAAAATTTTTGATTCGGACTTGTTGCCGTACTGTCAAAATAAGCTGCAGAAGCTATTTGAGCTCCAGTCAACTGACCTGTATATGTAATTGATGTAGCATAAGGAGGGCTAGCTTGTGAGTTTGCAGGGGTGATATAATCATTAGATATTGTTACATCCTCAGCTTTATCCTCTACACCTTCATTTAATATTTGTTCCACATTATCACCTTCCCACCATTCTTTCATGTTGGCATAGTTTCTTGATGATGTCAATGTTTTAGTAAGCGTATAGTTTTTTCTCATACACGCAGCATCTACATCTTCTGGCACTCCTTGTCTTATAAACTCAATACTTATTTGTATTCTAGTTCCTACCGGTACATCATAAACATTAAAAGCTGTAGTGCTTCCTGATGTGTTAACTCCAGTGAAAAAAGGATAAGCGACTACTGGATAAGTATCCTGCGCTCCTATTGCAGTTGATTTGTATGGCCCTGTACTTATAATTGCATCCGTTCCTTCTTGAGCAACAAAGTTAGAAGCGTTTATTTTCATGTATGTTCCGCCAAACACTTCTACCTCAGCTCCAGCAGCGTCAAATATTTTTATAAATCCAGCTGCTTGGCTTTCTTTTTCTAATACAGTTGCAATTGTACAATTATTTCTAACACCACTAGAATCTGCTTTTACTATTAAACTATCACCAGCTTCTACTTTCGCAGCATTTTCTCCATCAAGCAAAAAATAACTGGAGTTTGTTCCAGACTCAGCATAAACAATGTTACTGTATATAGTTTGATAGTTAGTAGCTGTAGGCTTTATAACAAATTTATATTTAGTCGCCCAGCTTGGCGCTGTTTGGTTTGTAGGTATTTCCACCTGAATATAGTTTCTTGTGTCAGATAAACTACATGGCAGGTTAACAGAATTTAATGGACTTACTTGAGCAGTTGAAGCTCTATTATAATCATCCATATAAACCATTCCTATTTCATAACCTCTGTTACTATGTAAACTTTCTATGGTAGGAGATGTTTGTGCTGTTACTGCAGCGCTTGAAAATCTCCAATATGCAATCATAGGACTTACACCTGATACATTATATATAGCAGCATTAAGCTGTATTTCTATACTTTTTGCAGATGGTCCATTTATACTTAAAGCTAATGGTTCTCCTTTAGCAGGAGCAGCAGCAGTTGCAGAAGTTCTACCTGTTTGAACTAATGTGTTATAATTAGAATCAAAAGCTTGAGGTATTGTCTGGTTAAATACATCTGTCAACGTAGAACCATTACCTGCATTAGCTACAGTTTGAATAGTTGTAGCTGTTCCTATTTTTTCTTGGAAGTCAGTGTCAGTGGCTAAATCATAAATTGTTGCATAACTCTTAATTAAAGTATAACTCCATGTTAAAAAGTAAATTTCTGTTGGTGGCACAACCGCTGGCCCTGTAGAAATATGAGCTGCCCCATAAGCAATTCCAAAAGTAAAAGTAATGGTTGTTCCGCCAACTAACTGACTAGGGATTTGAGCTCCTGTAATTGGACTTACTCTTGCTTCTAATAAAGAAAAATCAATACTTATCTCACTGTCATCTACATTTTGAGTGTGTCCATTTATTGTATATGTATCGCCCAGTGTTGCGTTATCAGGAACAGTAGTATAATTAATGTCTTCCGATTTTGTAGTGGCTGTAAACTCAAAATTAACACTCGACCCAGCCGCAGTTTTAAAATCATAACCTTCAACATAGTTACCATATACCAGTCTGTTGCCCATTAATGTTTGAGCTTTTGCTTTTTGCGGTACGTTATCAAAAGTTCTAAATATTTCTGAGTCAGGTAAAACAGAAAATATTTTTCTATTTGTAAATGCTCGAGTTTGATTTGCGTTGTCTAACCACCCATATTCTTTTTTATTAAAACTTTCTATAATTTTAATAGTATTAGAGTTAGCTTCTTTAAATACAAGTTGTACCTCAACTACCTTACTGTTTCCTGTATTAAAAGTAATATTACACGCATTGGTAATATTAACCATACCTTCATTTAGATAACTGTTTGAGCTAAAATCAAATTGACCTGGAGTAAATGAAGGTTCTGAAAATTGAGAAATAGCCGAATACTCATTGTTTTCGTATTTATATCTATAACCAAAACAAATAAATTTATCTTCAAGATAAGCATCTGTAATACCTGTAACATTAAAAGGCTGTATATTTGGAGCGCTAGTTGGAGGTTTTTTAATTACAAGTATATCATCTTGATTAAAATCATCAGTTAAGACTCCTGGCCTAGGGTCTCCATAATTTTTATTAATATTTATTACTCTAGGAGGATTAGTGTTGTCAGTAAAAAACAAAAGGTTTTCTATTTTGTCAACACCAGTTATTAAAAAGTTTGGATTAAAGTTTAGTGTGGTGTTTATACCATTTCCATCATCTATACTAATAACGTGATAAATAAGCTCTCCGGTTTCTACATCATAAGAAACAATTAAATCTAGTTTACCAGTAGCTCCTTGAGTAAAAGCAGGGTCATGAACAAACCAATATATAACCAAGTTTGCACCATCTTCAAATGCTCCTATACATCTAGCCTGAGAACTTAATTGAGTTCCATCGACATATTGAAGAGTAGTTAAAGGCGTGTTACCTTTAGAGTTTTCAACAGCACCAATTTCTGATTCTTCAGTAGAACCAAGTCTTACATTCAAAGCATCAACGTACTCGCCGTTAGGTATAAGCCTTTCGTCAAGGCTTTTATTCATTCGCCCACTTATAAAATTTCTTTGAATGTTTGCCATTTTATTTTATCCACTTATCTTCACCTCTTAGATTCATAAGCAGTCTACTAGGGTGAATGTTACTTAATCTGATTTTTGCATTTCTTAATAAAGCTTGCTTGTTTTTTCTAGCTCTATTAACAACATACTCCTGGACTCCAAATTTACTATTTAATAAAGCATACTGTACGTAAGCATAAATATAATCTTCAAATAATTTATTTACACTCATTTTAGAATCATCTCCATTTTCCATTCCATCAGATATGTACTGTAAAACACATTGCTTGTTAGCCATAGTTGAATCAAAATTAATAACACCAGCTTTTTTATCAATAGTAAACGTAGGATTTATATTAGCCGTCTCTGTATTTAAACCATATCTAGCTCCAATACGAGAGTTGTAAATATCATCTTCGCAATCTATACAATTACCATTAGCATCCGCTTCGTTGTTTTGGTTTAAATAAATACTATTTAATTTTCCACTTGTTCTTGATGTGTCTAGTGTAGAGTCCACTTCTGTTGCATTACCATCACCATCATAGGTAAAAGAAGCTGTAGCCGATTGTATATAAGATACGGCTGTTTGAACTTGAATATTTTCAGTTAACTCTCTAAGTGTATTGCCTTGAAATAAATAAAGCTTAACCCAATTAACATAATCAGGGGGCAACACAAATCTTAAATCATCATAAACCGTAAGCTCCAAATTTTTAATTTCTTTAAAGGCATCATAGTTTAATTCCTGAATACCTCGTTTAGCATGAAATAAAATTTTAAACCTGCTTACATTATTAACTAACTCATGGTTTCCTGCGTACATTAACTGAAAGTTTTTTACAACATCTTCCAAGCTTACATATTGATATGAGCCCCAATTAGCATCCGTGGGATTTACACCATCATTAGTATAATATTTTCTTTGATTTATATATGCCATAATTATAGATTAGTTTGATTTTGTTGTTGCTCTTCTACTTGTCCAAATTGAAAAACATCCGCTTCTCTTATTGATATACCAGCATATTGCAATATTTTAGCTACTAAATTATTTGAATCATCAATAGGTAATTCAAAATCTTGGTAGTCATTTTGAGTTTGGTCGAACAATGGCTCTCCTCCATATAATGTAACATAAGTCCATTTAGGGTCTCTAGGATATCGTATGTATTGGGATTGTACATCATTCAGTCCATTAAAAGTGTTAGGGAATATAGTTATTTCATTAGCTTCTTGTGTGTAAGCAGGAAATGTTGTTGAAGGAGAAGTTAACAGAGAACTATTTAACATAGTAATTTTACTATGAGAAACTTTTTCTGCTTCACCTTTTAAAACTCCACCAGAAAAACAAAGAACCTTGTTAAGTAAATAATAATCAGAACCCGTTGTTGACTGAGAAGGTAAAAAATAAACGTTTTGAGTTTTTTGTGTAAGGAAAGACGTTATTGAAAACATATCTATAACTTCCTCATATCCTTTTTTAATATCAGCATATCCTGTTCCTGAAATCCTTGCATTTTCCTCGTTTATTTGCTGATTGTATCGTATAAAATATTCGTCAAAAATATCTAACTGAGCTTGTTTAGCAAATAAATTAAAATCACTAGGAGAAATATATCCATAGTTATTTTTGTTGATAATTGCAAGCACAGTATTTCTTACTGAATTTATCATTTAAAAATCTTTTTACAAAGATACATAAAATAAAAAAGCACCCTGATTTGGGTGCTTCTTCTTAATTTAGTACAATACTTAAACTAGTTAAGCATTTACAATACTTGTTACAGCTTTAGGTAACTCTAAAGAAAACATTGGGTTTGTCCAGCTTGTAACTAAAGCACCTTCAGTAGCATTTAGTATAGCTGTATAAACATCATGCCCAACTTGTGCTGCAGTTGTTACTGTAGTTGCTGTTCCGTCTGCATACTTAATTACTACAGTTGTTGCAGTTGCTGTTGCAGTACCTATTGACTTTATTCCGTTAACACTAATTAGTGTATTAGTAATAGGAGCGTTTGTAATTTTGATAAATTTTTCCATTTTATAAAAAGTTTTTAATGGGTTAAACAAGTTGTAAAGTTACGCATTTTTAGCTAATGCTTTTAA